AACCTTCAAAGATGCCGGGACCGGCGCATAACCTGCCAGCCTGGAATTGCATCACCGGGGTGAAGCTGCAGAAGGTAAAGAACTCTGTATGTGCTGGATGTTATGCAATGAAAGGACGTTATAGATTTAATAATGTTAGAGCAGCTCTTGACAGAAGACTACAAGCGCTCCAAGACCCTCGATGGGTAGACGCCATGGTAGTATTGATTAAAGGTGAGCCCTGGTTCAGATGGCACGACTCAGGAGACATCCAGAGCGCGCAACATCTTAAGAATATATTTGAGGTCTGTAACAGAACACCAGAGACCAGGCACTGGCTGCCAACACGTGAAGCAAAATTTTTAACATTGATTGATCCTGAAGTAGTTCCAAAAAATTTAATAATTCGTATATCCTCTCATATGATCAACCAGGGGCCAGTTAAGAGCTGGCCCTGGACATCTACAGTATTAACAGATGGTAGTCACAGCTGCCCAGCATCTAAGCAGAATAATGAATGTAAAGATTGCAGAGCGTGTTGGAATCGTGATATAAGCAATATAAGTTACGGAAAACATTAATGTTCAGACATCCAAAATATTACGAAGAGCTGCGCAAGATCCGGAAGCAACAAGCTTCAAGCGACAAGCTCAAAGAGTCTCAAGCTTCAAGCGACAAGCCGCAAGCTTCAAGCGCCAAGCTCCTGAAGAAACAAGCCACAAGCATCAAGCGTCAAGCATAAAGGTTCAAGCTCCAAGCCGCAAGCTACAAGCTCTTGCACCTTGGACCCTGGAAAAAGTTTCACGGACCTGTCTCTTTGGTCCTCAACTAAGATAAACGAATTGTTAGGATGCTTATAATGAAAGCTAATTTGATGTGGAGAAAGTCGTACCTTGTTACTCTTCGTAACTTTAAGTTCTAATGTGAAAAAGGTGCCAGAAGTATTATAGCCCAATAGATCAGGAGTACCATGAAGGCTTGAGTTTTCAAGTCGAATCCAAGATATATCGCTAATATTTTTCTTAACTTTTTGGTATAATTTACGCTCTGGTCCCATAGTTTTTTAGGGGTAACACTGTCATTCATTAATAGTCCTTTTGAAGTTTATCTGGCAATATAAGCTTCGAAGGTTTTTCAGTTTTCATTACTAATCTATGACTAGAATGACCCGGTAAGCCTATGATAGGATGTGCATTCTCATGTACTTCCATTCTTCTAATCTCATGTAGCTTACCATCTTTCTCTACAAAGATTACTGCATTCTTAACTGCATCAGAACCTTTTGTAAAACTAGATAGAAATTCTTGTAAATCTTTAACTCGCATACTTATCTTTCATGGTTGACAATATAGGATAGTTACCTTAAATTGTCAACTATGGGAGTGCCAAAAAGATTAACAGAAATGCAAATGAGATTTGCAGAGTTTTTAGTATTCGGTGGACCAGACGGACCAATGACTCAAACCGAAGCTGCACTAGCCGCTGGCTATTCACCTAAACGTGCAAGACAAGAAGGATCAGAGTTATGTAATCCTAGATTGTCTCCTCTAGTGGTGAAGCACATTGGTCAATTAAAAGAAGAAAGACTTAAAAAACATGAAGTTACTTACGAGGGACATGTTGCAGAACTTGCTAGACTTCGTGAAGCCGCTTTAAAAAAAGGATCATTCTCTTCAGCTGTGAACGCGGAAGCAAACAGAGGAAAAGCAGCAGGACTATACATAGATAGAAAAATAATAAAAACAGGAAAACTAGAGGACCTATCAGAACAAGAGCTAGAAGCAAAGATGAAACAAATTTTAAACGACTACGGAAAGATAATAGATGTAACTCCATCTAAATCTTCTGAATCTTCTTTACCCAATCCCGAGGAATCATCGTCCGATCCCCAAAACTAAAGCTACCATCGTCTTCTCTGTCGTATGATGCAAATAATTTAATTGCTTTCTTATCTTTAGAATATAACCAGCCCTCATTAACAGGTCTCGCTAATTTCATCTTATCAAACTCTTTCTCAGTAGCCCAGCCCGAATCACTCACACAGTCGATCCACTCCACTCGGACTTTAGGATAAGGTATGTCGGGAGTTACAATTGAGGCGATAGCTTTTCTTCTTTTCCTAGGCATATATAAGTTTATATCACAGATTTATTTAATTAAAATATGCATTCGCGCGCGTGAACCGAAATTTGATGGTACATTAAAAAGTGTACCAAAAATAAAAAGTGTACTAAAAAGTGTACCACTTTTGACCTTATTTTATGCGGTAAAACCGTCAAAAGTACACTTGGACACTTTTTTTCGGAGATAAAAAATATTTTTTTATAATCTGTCACAGAATCTTATAGTAACGTTTTTTCTGCCTTATTTTCGCCATAATGTCGCCTGATTACTGCCAACTTATCCTCAGCAGATGAAATCTTACACAACAACTTATCAACCTCTCCTGTAATATCTGTGTGTTCAGGTATCACCATGTTGTGCTCTTCAATAGCATTAATTTTGTACTTAGCATCTTGTATTTCAGCTTCGTATCTAGCTTTAAGAGTTTGTAATAAATAGTCATTCATTTTTAAAGTCCTCCTCTTTCATTTGAATGTTTGCTTGTTCTTTTTCATCAAAGATTAGGTCATGATACATATCTAATCTTTTCAAAAACTTATGTTTATATTGCCTTAATTCATGGTCCGTGATCCTAAATTCTTGGTAATATAAATCTGGCGTACACATCATTATCACACCTTGACGAATCTTAGACCCGTGCACATAGTCATGCGCCATAGCATACGCAGCTATTTGTAAGTAATAATCTTCTACCCATTCTTCTTTCTTAGGTCTATTGGATTGTTTAAAATCAACTATAGTTTCTAATCCATTGTGAAGGCATACGAGGTCAGTAGACCCAGCGTAAAGACCAGGATAGTATAACGTAACTTCCGACCCGTACCACTCCTCCACAGGTGCAAGACCGAACTCAATAATTTTTTGGGCCATGGCTTTCGCCTTCTGTCCGAGTTCTGTAAGATCATCGTAGCCAGTTCTGAGTATATAATGCTCCAGGAACTTATGCATGGCAGTCCCCCTGTTACTAGATAAATTTTTGATTCTGTCTGCTTCTTTTTCTCCAACTTTGGCCTTCCAATCTTTTATGAATTGTTGATCTTTAGTGCGCCCTAATATAGTAGTTACAGACGGAAGTCTAGAACCATCTATATCGTAGATCCGTGTTCCGTGGTCCTCGATACGTTTTGCTTCTAAATAGTTGTATTTATTAGATTTTTTTAACCTAGAGACTAGCTTTATATTATCTTCATATTCCTTTAAATCTTCATCACTCATCATTTTTTACTCTTTAAATATTCAGGACCAAAACTTTGTATAGCATTCAACGGTGCAGAGTCATGCACGTTACCACTAACAGAGATCCTTGTTACATCAGATTTGTACGGTGCAACCCAGTGCTTCAACCATGCAGGAAATATATACATATCACCTTCTTCTGGAAAGAATGATTGATAAGTCACGCAATCCCTTGGCCCATCACCATATATAAATTGTATTCCACCAGGACCACAAGACTTACCTGTAAAAGCTTTGTGTTCTTTTTTTAATTCTTCGGGTATCTGTAAGTATGCAACAAAAGACAATTTACCATCATGATCATGTGGTGGATTGAATTCATGTTGCTTTTGATAGTTAACCCAAAGAGCTGAGATAACATACTCCGGTCTTTTCTCGTATGGTTTCAAGACATACTTTTGATACATTTGGTCATAGATACCAAGATACTGAGACATGTAAGGTAATACTTTTTTCTTAGCTTCCTCATCATATCCTTTCTCATTTTCCAAGATACCTGCTAGTTTATTTCTAAAATCTCTTGTTGTTTTTTTACCTTCGTCTATCAATAGTTTTTTAAACTCATCAACTATTTTTAATTTAATAACACAAGGTCCCCAATTAAATACGCTTACATTTATTTTTTGTTTTTCAGTCATTCTAAACTCATTGCCTCCTTATATTCTTTTAAGTTTACTATTTTACCGTTTATTATTTTATCTTTAGAATAATGTTCTATTACCTTTTGTATCTTATCTAGTTTCGTATGTGCATACGGAAATAAAAGACAACATACATAATATGCATCTCTAAAAGTACATCTCCATCGCCATTGCATCAAGTATTTTGTGCCATCTTTACGTAAACCTTTTCTTGGTTTCTTAACAAGAGTGCCACAACCTAAAACTTCTAATGCCCATATTAACACAGACTTATCAGTCATAGTTATCTCCATACTTATACGCATAGCGTTTGATGTTCTATATCCCTCTCCTTTATGTTTCTTTTTTCTTTCTAGTCTTCTATTAAAATTTATTGAACCTTCACCATCAAACAGTCCTGCAATGTATGCAATATCAGTATCCCGTTCCATTAGTGTAAAGTACTATCCCCACCGTTAGTGTCACCAATAAGAGAATCCACTCCAATATCTTCATAAAACTCTCCTTCCGAATCGCAATCCCAGCATTGGTGTATGTTATCTTCTACTTTTATGTAACCGTTTCCTCTGCAGGTATCACAAATAATTTTAACTATTCTATTTACTTTTAATTTTGCCATTTAGTTTTCTCGCTTTCTCATTTGCTAACGATTCTAT